CAACTTCCGTACCAAGAGCAGTTCTTGCTGGTGCTGCTGCACTGGCTGCTGGTTTGGCAAGGGTCAAGCAAATATTAGCTGTTAAGGTTGCTGGAGTTTCAGGCGGCTCTGCACCTTCAGGTGGAGGAAGAACCTTTGACTTCAATCTTGTTGGCTCTACAGGACAAGACCAATTAGCACAGGCCGTTGGAAGTCAATTTAATCAAGGGCCTATTCAATCTTATGTTGTGAGCTCACAGATAACATCACAACAGCAGCTAGATAACATAATAGAGTCTGACGCTACATTTGGTGGAGACAATTAGAAATAAAAACAAAATTAATTGTTATAATATTATGGAAAACTTAGACATATTTGAATTATTCATAGACGAGGAAAACGAATGGGGTGGCATAGAAGCTATCTCTATCGTTGAGAATCCAGCTATTGAAGAAGACTTTATTGCTCTTAAATCACAAGAGATAAAGCTTGCAGAGGTAGACAAGGAGAAGAGAATCCTAATGGGTGCTGCTTTGATACCAAACAAGCAGATATACAGAAAGAGTGGAGACAAAGAATATAAGATATACTTCTCAGAAGACACAGTAAGAAAAGCATCACAGCTTTTTCTATCAAGAGGCAAACAAAACAACTCAACCTTAGAACACGAAGTTGAGCTTGGTGGTTTATCTGTTGTAGAGTCTTGGATAATTGAAGACGAAGTACAAGACAAGTCTCGCAAGTACAATCTAAATATGCCTGTTGGAACTTGGATGGTTTCTGTAAAGGTAAACAACGATGAAATATGGGAAGAGTTTGTTAAGACTGAAAAAGTAAAAGGCTTTAGCATTGAGGGGTTCTTCAGTGACAAAAACCAGAACGGCCCTAAAGAAAGTGTTGAAGAAGATTTGTCAGCAGAAGACCTAGCCAAGATATACGAGATACAAGAAATTTTAAGCGCAGCTAATAACGTAGAGTTAAAAACGTATGGAGACTATCCACAGGCTGCTAGAAACAATGCTAAGAGAGCTATAGCTTGGAAAGAAAAGAATGGTAGTTCTTGTGGCACAAGTGTAGGCTGGACGAGAGCCGCACAGCTCGCTAGAGGTGCTAATCTCAGCCGCTCTACGATTGCAAGAATGGCTAGCTTCAAAAGACATCAACAACATAAAGACGTACCTTATTCTGAGGGATGCGGTGGTCTTATGTGGGATGCTTGGGGTGGTTCTGCTGGAGTTAACTGGGCTATCAGCAAACTAAAGAAGATAGACTCTGAGAAGCTACAGAAAGAACCTATTATGGTCGGAGAAGACTACTTAATAGTGGGAGACAGATTAGCATACAAAACCAAAGAGCAGGCTGAAAAAATATCTAAGGACATGGGCTGTGAGGGTTATCACATACACGAAGTTGACGGACAAAACTGGTATATGCCCTGTGAACAACATTCATTAGCAGAGGTAGGCCCTAGAGGAGGCGTTAAGAAGAGCCCTAAAGCACCTAAGTCAGATACGCCTAACAAGAGTCCAAAAGGCAAGGGAACGGCTAAGGGAGACGCTTCTGGTAAGACTGGAGCTAAGGTATCTCAAAAGGATAGAGCTTCCTTACAAAAGAAAGCTGATGAGTTTAACAAGAAGTATAAGGAAAAGCTAGGATACGGAGTAACAGTCGGTATGCTGGCATCTGTATTTCAAAGAGGTCTAGGAGCGTTTAACACTAGCCACTCTCCCAACGTAAAATCAGCAAGCCAGTGGGCACACGCAAGAGTAAACGCTTTTATGTATCTAGTAAAGAATGGTAGACCACAAAACGCTAAGTACACTACTGACTACGATTTGTTACCAGCTAAACACCCTAAATCAAGCAAGAAATGAGAGCAACGTATTGCAAGTGTAAAAACACATACACGATAAACAACTGTAAGGACTGTAATGCTCCTGACTACTGGAAGCAAGGTATAGGAGTGATTACTGGGGTGCTAAAGTATTATTTACTTCAGGAGAATGGCTTTGAGTTGCTACAAGAAAATAACAATAAAATTGAATTATAATGTCTAATAAAAAAATATCACAATTAACAGAAACTACTGATTTAGTAAGTACTGATGAATTTGTAGTTGTTGAAGGAGGAACTACTAAAAAGATAACATTTGGCAATTTGCAGAAAGAAGTAGTTAATTATTTAGTTCCTAAAAATATTACGGTAAGTGACGGAAACGATATTGACTTGAGCACACTAAGAGATGTTGAAGATGCTGAGTTAATAAGGCTAAATTGGTCTGGTTCAAATGGAAATATGACAATGACTCTGCCAGATTGCACAACTTCAAACAATACTAATAGAGTAATGAGGTTTATTTCTGACAGAACATTCTCAACGAATACGAGAGTCTGCTTAGCACCTGCACCCGGCCAAAGTATTGACGGCAGAGAAAGTCCATATGAAATAAACAAAGCACATGAGGGCATACAATTATGGAGTGATGGTGCGGAATGGTTTATCATACAGAAAAAGGCTTAGGTCAAAAATGAAATAAACTTTAACTTAATTGTTATACTAATATAAAAACCTTTAATTTATGAAAGCTACAGAAATTTTAGAGAAACTACAGAATGTTTTTCTATCTGCTGAAGCAGAAGTATCTGAGGCTCCTGTAGAGGAAGTCAAAGAGGAGTTATCTTCTGAAGAGGTAGTCGAGAACGTTGAGTTAGAAGCTCAAGAAGAAGTTAGCGAAGAAGTAGTAGAAGAAACTACTGAGCTGGCTGAAGAAGAAGAAGAGGTTGTAGAAGAAGAAGTGGTAGAAGAAGAAGCTGCTGCTCCTGAATACGCAACTAAGCAAGACTTATCTGACATGAAAAAAGAGTTCATGGAAGTAATTGAAAGTCTTATGAAAAAAGAAGAAGAGTATAAAAAAGAAGTACCAGCAGAATTAAGTTCTGATTTATCAGAAGATGCTGAGGAAATTTCTCACTCTCCTGAGTCTGGCGTTGAAAGCAAAGCTAGATTTGTTATTGGCGGAAACAGACCAATGACTACTAAAGACAGAGTGTTTAACAAAATGTTTAATAATTAATTATTCTAAATAAAAATGGCAACAACAACAACTATTAACACAACTTATGCTGGTGAGAAATTGCAAGGCTTTATCTCTGCTGCATTATTATCTGCTAACACTATTGAAAATGGTGGTGTTACAGTAAAACCAAACGTCAAGTTTAAAGCCGTAATCAAGTCTCTTGCAACAGGAACTTTGATTGCTGATGATTCTTGCGAATTTACTGACAGTTCTTCTGTAACTCTCGATGAGAAAATCTTACAGCCAAAGACTTTTCAGGTTAACTTGCAACTATGTAAGCAAGATTTCCGTGATGACTGGGACGCTATCTCTATGGGGTATTCTGCATTTGACAGCTTGCCTCCATCTTTTGCTGATTACTTAGTAGGCCACGTTGCTGCTAAAGTAGCTGAAGAAATGGAAACTACTATCTGGAGTGGAGTTGACGGAACTGGTCAATTTGACGGATTTACTACTTTATTTGCTAATGACGGAGCCGTTATTGACGTACCCGGAACTACAGTTGACGCTTCTAACGTAATTGCTGAAATGGGCAAAGTAATTGACGCTATCCCTTCTGCTATCTACGGAAAAGAAGACCTTAAATTATACGTTTCTAAAAACGTAATGAAAGCTTACGTTCGTGCATTAGGCGGATTTGGAGCTCAAGGTTTAGGTGCTGCTGGTTCTGACAACAAAGGAACTCAATGGTATGACAACGGAGCTTTATCTTTTGACGGAGTTTCTGTATTCTTGGCTAACGGTCTTGCAGATAACAAAATGGTAGCTGCTCAGTCTTCTAACTTATACTTCGGTACAGGCGTATTGTCTGACTTAAACCAAGTAAAAGTTTTAGACATGGCTGACCTAGACGGTTCACAAAATGTTCGTGTAATCGCACGTTTCACTGGAGGAATCCAGTATGGTTTTGGAGCTGAGATTGTTTATTACACAGCTTAATAACCTGTTCATTTAATATAAGGGGGTGGGTGTCTATCCCACCCCTTTTTTGTTTAACAATAAAAATATAAAACTATGTCATGTGATTTCACAGGAGGCAGGCTAGAAGCTTGCAAGGAGGCAGTCGGTGGATTAAGAAACTTGTATATTGCTAATTTTGACAGCGATATGTTTGACGGATTGACCCTTGATGCTGATGAGCAGATTACCGCATTAACAGCGGCTGTTACGGTTTATAAATTTGAGCTAAGAGGAGAAAACAACACTTTTGAGGAAACTAACGAGAACTCAAGAGACAATGGAACTTCTTTCTGGACTCAAACAGGAAACATTGTGTTAAAGGTTCAAGACCTTAAAACACAAGCTCAATTAAAACTTATGTCTTACGGTAGACCTCATATAATTATAGAGGATTATAACGGAAAATTCCGTTTAGCTGGAGCTCAAAACGGAGTTGAAGTTTCAGTAAATACATCTACTGGCGGTGCTATGGGAGACCTTAATGGTTACAACATCTCATTCGAAGGTAAAGAGCTTGGGCCTGCATTATTTGTAGATTCAACACTTATGGGAGATGCGGCTGGATTTGAAATTAATGCTACCGTTATGAATCCGTAATAACTAATCATCTTTAATATTAAGGGGCTCTTGTTTAACATTAGCCCCTTTTTTTATTAAATAAAACAAAAACACCTATTTGTTGTTATAATACTATGACAATAGCAGACGTAAATAACTTGCCAACAATTACACTTAATGTAACTGGCAGAGAAGGAACAGGAAGTTCTGTGAAGGTAATAAACCAAGAGTCCAAAGAGATTATAGAGGAGTCTGCGTTTACATACACTCAGGGAATCAGCTTAACATTTGATATAACAGACTCTGACTTTCTTTCTTCTATTGACAGCGACACAACCTTATCAGTTATACTGATTGAATCTGGTGTTCCTTTGTATAGGGATATTGTTAGGTTTAGTGGAGAGATGAATACTGCTGCTGATTACACGCAGTACAACAACAATGATGATTATTTCATATACGACTCTGACGCTACCTAGAAAGTGTCCTGAATTAAAATTGTTATATATTTAAAAATGGAAAGTAAAAACATTAGAATAATAGAGTTATCTGGCTACCAGACCCCCTTAGTTGAGGAACAATACAACAAGGACTGGGTTAAGTATGGAGAAGATAACAACTACTTCAAGACTCTTATAGACAACTACATGGGTTCTCCAACGAACTCTCGTTGTATCAATGGTATTGTTGATATGATTGCTGGTAGAGGCTTAGAGGCTACAAACAGAGAAGATAAGCCAGAGCAGTATATTGAGATGAAGAACCTTCTCAAGAAGAGAACTGTAAAGAGAATAGCTCACGACTATAAGATGTTAGGGCAAGCTGCCATACAGGTAACATACAACAAGAGAAAGACCAGAATACTTAAGGTATCTCACTTCCCTATGGAAACGCTGAGAGCTGAGAAGTGTGACGCTAACGGAGTTATAAAGGCTTACTACTATCACCCAAACTGGGCTGAGTATAAGACTACTGACAAGCCTAAGAGAATACCTACATTTGGTAACGGAGGCAAGAAGCAACAAAACGAGCTATACATCGTAAAACCTTACAGAAGCGGCTTTTATTATTATGCCCCTGTAGATTATAACGGATGCTTACAATACTGCAACTTAGAGCAGGAGGTATCTAATTATCACATAAACAACATCAAGAATGGTCTGCAACCAAGTTTATTGATTAACTTCAATAACGGCACACCACCTGAAGAAACTCAAGCGGCATTAGAACGCAAAATCTACGAGAAGTTCTCAGGTTCTAGCA